GTCTGGGCGGTCCGGGGGGCGACCGCGGGTACCCTGGACCTGCGTTGGGTCGTCAGGAGCCAAATCAGCAGGCCTCTTGACGCACGCTGGCGTGTACTCCATCGGGTCCCGGCTGGATTGCAGCTGCTTTGGATCGTCGATGGCTCCGCGCAGCCGATCCCGGCGGACGTGATCGCCAGGCTGACGCAGCGCTTCTCGGTGACGCCAGAGTTGGTGGGATTCATCACCGCGCCGACCGATCGGCTGCTAGTGCCGCGTCCCGGCTCGATCAGCTACCGGGACGCGATCCGACTTGGGACGAATCTGACGGAGGAGTTATGACCGATGAGCACCTCAACACCGAAGGCCTGGTGGAAGTTGGGGAACTAGGCACCCGGCTGTTCCGGGAAGCGTTGGTAGCAACAGACTTCCGCAATGCACACATTGGCGGAGCGGTAGATGCCTACACGGCCACGGCATTCTTCGTGCGCGGCAAGCTCGAAGCCGCGGGACCGTTTGACGACACCAGAACGATGCGGGAACTGTTGATATGGCTGGGAGATAGGATTCGAGAAGTCCAGTCCCCAGCTACGGAGGAAGCAAATGCCACCCAGGCGTAAGGTGGCTGTCGCCGACCCAGGCAGACCGCTACCAGCAGGACCCAAGAAAACCACGGGCGGTAACTCCGTTTGTGACCAGGAGTGGATCGCAGCGATGCTGGAAGATGGCTCGCTGCACCAGGCCGATGCTTCGCTGCGTCCGATGGGCTTCCTGTATGACGTGCTCTATCAGTGGGACGAATCCGTTGACGACGTCAACCCGGACTTCTTTGAGTTCTATCGGCCGCGCAAGTCGCGAGAAACTCCCAGACAGTGCAGCGGGACCGCATACATCCGCGATCAGCGCGGCGGGTATGTCGTCGACAACGAGTGGAACCGGTTGGTCCGGACCTGCCTTGCACGACCAGGCAAGGGCACCAACGTCTGCCACGCGCATGGCTCGCTCATCCCGGCGGTCAAGGCGGCAGCGCAGCGTGCGCTAGCCGAGGCCGCGGAAGTCGTGGCGCTGCGCTTGGTAGGCCTGACGGCTCCGCGGGACGAGCACGACGCAGAGATTGCCCATAAGGACCGGATCTCTGCCATGAACTCCGTGCTGGATCGCGCTGGAGTCAAGGGGAACGTGGAGATTGAGGTCACCACGCCCGGCTTCAAGCGTGTCTTGGAGCGGATGTTCAGTGACGACTCTGCGGAAGATGACGATGAGTAGCCTCCTGCTCAACACGCCTGCGTCCTCGCGGAAGCTGTACCGGAACGTCTGGGGCGAGACGATGTGGGTGCCGTATCCGGCGCAGCAGGAGATTCTTTTCAACCGGATTCGCAATCAGGTAGTGGCGTTCGGCCGACGCGCAGGTAAGTCGCAGACCGGTGGCAACAAGCTGATTCCGGAGTACTTCCGTGCGCTGATGGAGACGGAGGAACTCCTCACCAAGGGACTTCGTCGTGAGTACTGGATCGTGGGACCCACCTATTCAGACTCTGAGAAGGAGTTCAGGGTATGCTGGAATGCTTTGGATCGCCTGGGAGTTCCGTTGGACCATCCGGGGAGCTACAACAACCCCGAGGCCGGGCAGATGCGGATCTCGGCACTGAACGGCAAGTTCATCGTGCATGCGAAGTCGGCGCAGTATCCGCAGACGCTGGTTGGCGAAGGCCTGAGTGGGGTGGTGTTCTCGGAGGCCGCCAAGTTGAAACCCTCCGTCTGGATCAAGTACATCCGGCCTACCTTGGCCGACTTCGGCGGCTGGACCTACTTCGGCTCTACACCTGAGGGTCGGAATTGGTTCTATGACCTGTGGGAGGTGGGCCAGGACCCACGCCGAACCGATTGGCGTTCTTGGCGTGCACCGGCCTGGGTCAACCCGTACGTCTACCCGATGGGCGTGGATCTCCGACTTCTCAACTCCGCCAAGCGAGCGCGCCGCGACAACCAGCTAGACCGCTGGATTGAGCGGATTGAGTTCGTGCCGAACGATCGGCAGCTGCCGATCAGCCCGATTGGGATCGATCCGGAGATCTGGAGCTTGTTCCTGGACCAGTCAACGGAGATGTTCAATCAGGAGATTGAGGCACTCTTCAATGAGTTCGCCGGACGAGTCTTCAAGGACTTTGACGAAGAGTTGCACGTCACCGGCGATGAGTTCAGGCCGGACTGGGCAACCTATGCCTGCTCTGACTACGGCTTCACGAATCCCTTTGTCTGGTTGCTGTTTCAGGTCGATCCGTTCCGGGAGCGGATCCACATCCTGGACGAGTACTACGAAACGGGCCGGACGACTGGCGAAGCGATCGCGGAGATTCGCGGTCGTGGGCTGGCACCCAGTACGCTCCGAGAGTTCTTCCCGGATCCAGCCGAGCCGGACCGGTCACGCGAAGTCTCGCAACTGCTGCAGGTGAAGGCCGGTCGCAATACCGGTGGAGCGCTTGAGGATCGGTTGGAATGGATCCGGCGCTTCCTCAAGCCGCACCCGACGCTCGGCATGCCGAAGCTAACGGTGCATCGGCGCTGTAAGCAGACTATCCGGGAGTTCGGCCAGTACAAGTACCCGGAGACACCGGAGGCTGCCGCGGAGCGAGGCCGGAACGCGCCGGAGTTGCCCGAGAAGAAAGATGACCACACCCCAGAAGCGTTGGGGCGCGCGATGAGCGGCTTGTTCGGAAAGCCATTCAGGACACCAAAAACCCAAAGCAAGATGAATGTCAGAAGGTGAGGGGTCGTGGCGGCCAGTCCATATGAAACCGCAGCCGTTCTCAAGCGTCCGGTGCCGGCCCACGTCACCAAGTTGGAAGACTCCGACCGGGTGCGAGCGTACGGCACATACGAGGACATCTGGAACAACGTTCCGGAAGCCTTCGCGGCGCTGCTGCGAGCCAGCGACGATCCACTAGCCCGCCGCTACGTGCCCGCGGTCCGGGAGATCATCGAGGCCACAAACCGGTACCTCGCACAGAAGATGGAGACCACCTGGACCGCGCTGCCCGGTGTGACCATCACTGATGAGCAGATGGCCGAGTGGCGCGGACGGTTGGACGCGTTTTGGGCGCGCGAAGAGGTCGACATTCTGCTGTCAAACCTCAAGCGCTGGTGGCTAATCAAGGGCGATGCGCTGATCCATGTCACAGCGGATGCCAGCAAGGCTGAAGGCTCGCGGGTCCGGCTGACGGAGATCGAGCCTGAGCAGTACTTCCCCATCTGGGATCCGGCCGACGGCGAGCGGGTGCTGGGGTGCTACCTGGTGTCGATCGTGCTGGACGATGAAGGCGACAACATCGTGCAGCGGATCGAGTACCGGCGCATTCTGTCCGAAGAGGACGTTGCGAAGTTCGCTGCCCCGTTGGGATCGATCTTCTACAGGCTGGGATACTTCGAGATGGACGGCTGGGACGATCGCGACCCGGACGATGAGCTCAAGCCAGTCGATCCGCCGGAGTGGGCAGCTACGCCGGACGGTGCTGTGGCCGACCCGCTTGCCGGCTTCCCGCTCGATCCCCGGATCACCACGCTGCCGGTCTATCACCTGCGCAATCGCCGTCGTGGCGGGAAGCCAGGCCGGTTTGGGCTTTCTGAGATGCAGGGCTTGGAGAGCGTGCTCGCCGGGATCATCCAGAACACCACGGACGAAGATCTCGCGGTCGCGCTCGTAGGACTAGGTGTGTACTGGACCGACTCCGGGAAGTCCAGGAACGCCAAGGGCGAAGAGATCCCGTGGGAGATTGGCCCGGCCTCAGTCGCGGAGATCGAGAAGGATTCCAAGTTTGGTCGGGTGCCCGGAATCACAACGGTGCAACCGATCCAGGATCACGTTACGGCCCTGATGGACTCGATGCGCGGCGCGAATGCGGCCCCCGCGGTCGCGTCCGGTATCACCCAGTCCTCGGCGGAGATCTCCGGCGTTGCGCTGCGGATCCAGTTTATGCCAACACTTTCCGCCAACGGTGAGCGGGAGGCTGAGCTGGCTTCGAAGCTCACCCAGCTGCTGTACGACCTTCACAACATGTGGTTCCCGGTCTACGAAGCATGGACCCCGCTGCAGGTGCAGCCGGGTGTCGTCTTCGGTGATCCGCTGCCGCCGGACCGGAATGCCGTGATCACAGAGGTCATGGCCCTGCTCACGCCGGTGCAACTCGTCTCGAAGGAATGGGCTGTTGCCTACTTGGCCGAGAAGTTGGGATATGACTTCCCGATTGACATGCTGACTACGGCTGCCGCCGAGGCGCAGGCGACCCTCGACGCGGAAGGCGCGCGTATCGCGCAGGAGGCAGGCCAGACCGGTGGCGATCCCGAAGCCTGATCCGGGCGACTGGATCAAAGCGAACGCGCAGGAGCTCAAGGCGACTGATCGCGAAGTTCTCGCCATGCTCCGTGATGCCTACAAGGCGGTCAACGCGGAGCTGGCAGACCTCATCGCGCGAGATTCACCACTCGTCTCCGCGGCGCACCGGCGCTCACAGCTGGAGCAGTCGCGGGCTCGATTGCTGTCTAGGCAAGCGGATATCTTTCAGAAGCTTGGCGATATCGTGTCTGCGCGCCGACTTCGCTCAGCCGTCCGCGCCCAGCGACTCTCGGCGGCAGCGAACGCGAGCTTGCTGGAGGCGGCTGGCCGGGCGGATATCGCGCAGTACCTATATGAGGGTGCGAAGTTCGCGTCAGATCGAGCGATTGACGTTGCCCTGGCACGGATGCGGCTAAGCACGGTACCGCTTTCGCAACGGATCTACCGGACCCAGGTGTGGATGGATGGTCGGCTGGGCAAGCTGATCAACGCGACCTTAGCCAGCGGGATCAACGCCAAGGACTTCGCCAAGAAGGCGCGGGATTGGTTTAACCCCAACACTCCTGGCGGTGTGCGGTACGCCTCGATGCGGCTCGCGCGGACGGAGATCAACAACGCCTTCCATGCCATGACGGCCGAGAAGGCGCAGTCCACGCCGTGGATTCCGAACTGTGCCTGGCACCTCTCTGGGAGCCACCCCAAGAAGGACATCTGCAACGTCATTGCCAGCCGTAACAACGGTTTCGGCGAAGGCGTGTACAAGAGCGAAGACGTGCCGGTCCGGCCGCATCCGCAGTGCATGTGCTACATCACGCCGGAGCCGATCGACGAAGACGCCTTCATCGACAACTTCCTGGCTGGCGACTATGACGACTACCTCGACAGGGAGATAGCGAACGCACCAACTGTCGACATAGGAGGATCGTCTCCACCGCCAAGGCCGAGTGTTCACGATGAGTCGCTAGATGAGCCTGTCTCGCGTCGTACGCCGTCTGGAAAGACTGCGCCGGTTGAGAATGCGTCAGCGTACGTTGAACATTCTGGCGGAGCCGGCAACGCGACTCAGCGGGTGCAGAACCTCTTGAGCGAGGGCAAGACGCGCGCTGAGATTGTGGAAAGTGAGCGCAAGCGCGGACGTCCAGCCGGTGAAGCCGATACGGCAATCGACTTCGTTCTAGTGAAGAACCAAGTCCCCAACCACGTCTTCCCGCGCAAGAGTGACGGAACAACTGGGATCCAGCCGAAACGGGACGCGAAGACAGTCCGAGTGGCACCGGCGCGCTCGGTCGGTAATCGTCCGGCCGAACCGAAGATCTCGACACCGCTCGGTAGCAAGTCGACAGACCTGTTGAATGCCGAGAAGCGGATTGACGTCACGTTCACTCAGCCTATGAAGGATCGCATCAAGCGAGTCCTGGCTATTCAGGAAACGCACGTTGGTAAGCAGATCGATCGCATCAAGAAAATCCAGAACGGGCATGACGATAAGGCCAAAACGGCTTATGGGACCTTCGATCCCAAGACTGGGAAAATATCCTTTGATCGGGAACTGCATCGCCACGAGGCAGACTGTATGCGCTCCCGGCGGTCAGGCGAGAAGGCGCATGCCGGCCACGACGCCATCGAGGGCACGATTGCGCACGAGTCTGGCCACGCCTTTATGGTCACGTCAGATCTGGATGCAGAGGGCAGAGCGAAGTTGGCGCAGGGGCTTACAGAGGCTCTTGGCCTACCGACTGCGCCGAATCTTGAGGGCAATCGGTTACCGTTGCTTTTCTTCATCAATTGGGGGAAAGACGAAGCCAACAAGGCCATTATCAGACAGAAGGTCAGCCACTACGCTGCGTCTAATCCGAATGAGTTGATTGCAGAGATTTGGGCAGACTACACAATGAATCCGAATGCCTCTCGCGAAGTCAGAGCTGCCGGATTGCTGTTGGAGGGAATCATGAAGGGACTACCAAAGCGATGACACAGATTCAGCCCGTCGCCTGTGACTCCTGTATCCATCGGATCACCGCCACGTCCTGTGAAGCATTCGATCTCATCCCAACGCGAATTTCGACCTGGGGTGATCCGCACAATAGCCCGGTCAAGGGCCAGGGCAATTCGATCACTTGGGACTTCGCTCCCGGTACACAACAAGAATTCGATCTCTGGAAGTCAGTGATGGAGACGTCCGTATAGAGTTGCCTGTAGCGGGCAGCTACGATGTCCGGTATAACATACGAGGAGTAACGATGAGCCACCCCGAAGGTGAAGGCGCACAGAGCGGCGCGGCGGGCACACAGAGCGGTGCCGGATCGACCACCGGGAACACTGGAACCGAATCGCAGACGGCAGAGACTGGCGCACAGAGCGGCGCTGACGGCACGCAGACGCAGACTGAAGTCGAGCGGCTGAACGCCCAACTCAAGGCCCAGCAGGCGCGGACCCAGGCGGCCGATAAGCGGGCAGCCGAACACGAAGCAGCTCTCAAGCAGCTTCGCGACAAGGACCTGCCCGAGCAGCAGAAGCTCACGCGCGATCTCGATGCAGCCCAGAAGACGGTAGAAGTCTTGCAGGCCACCAACGGCGCACTTGCCGTTGAGAACGCCTTCCTCAAGGACAATGCCTTCACCTGGCACAACCCCGAGGCCGCGATGAAGCTGCTCGACATGAGCCAGGTGGAAATCGGAGCGGACGGCAAGGTCTCCGGCATGAAGGATGCCTTGAAGGCGTTGGCTTCCGGCCACCCATACCTCATCAAGACGGACGCAGCCGGGCAGGAGACTCCTCCTGGTTCGACGACTCCGGGCAACAACGGAAGCAATGGTCGAGACAAGCCGGATCCCAAGAAGATGGCGGCTCGCTTCCCAGCCATGCGCACGCGGGTCCAGCGAGGCTAGGCCCAACAACTACAAACCTTCGGAAGGAGGGCCTGGTGAGCCGGTACGACAAGTACGACCCGTATGACGGCGGATTCCGCGCTCGGCTCAACGCCGCGATCGTGGCCGCTGACGCGGGCAAGATTCGTGCTGTTTCCATCAACACGTCCGGCCGGGTAGTCATCGGCGGTGCGGGCCTGATCGACATCCGCGGCCTGATCTGCCCCACGGAAGCCATGGCTGCCGGTGCGGCGATCGACGTGATGACGGACGGCGAGATCGCTGACGCTACCGAGACGGCAGGCACCGCCTTCACTGGCGGCGTGCTGGTGTACGCCCACATCGACGGCACGGTGGACGACACCGCTGCTTCCGGCAAGGCCATGGGGTTCACGGTGGAGACGACGCGCGTTATCGTCCGGGCCGAGACCACCAAGGCCGCCTGAGAGGAGGATAACCAACTATGGCTAAGGGCTATTCCGCCAAGGCGGATATCCTCACCCGGACCCGCGACGGGCAGGACCTCAACGCGGTCTGGGACGACTTCAACGCGGCGCTGGCCTCGTTCAACGCGACCCGGCAGCCGCTCGTGGACCTGCTCTCGTCCTCGGTCAACGGCATCGTTGACGAGGCTGGGATCCCGGGCACCGAGCGCTTCGAGCTGGCGTCGGAATTCGGTATCGCGCAGTCGATCCGGCCTGCGCCGACCGTCACGTCCCGTGCGTACCCCTTCGATTGGTACGACCTTCGGCAGGGCTACACCTGGCGCTTCCTGACGAAGGCCACCACGGCCCAGCTGGACGCCGTCATGTCGATGGCGCTCGAAGCCGAGAATGCTCTGGTTTTCGACCAGACCATGAAGTCGCTCTTCAACAACGTCAACCGGACTGCCACACTCGACGGCATCGTCACCCCGTTCACCGTCGTGGCGCTGTACAACGCCGATGGCGCAGTGCCGCCGCCGTACCGCGGGCAGACCTTCGCCGGCAGCCACAACCACTACCTGGGTTCCGGGGCCAACGCGGGTCAGATCGCATTCGACCCGCAGGACTTCCTGGATCTTGCGGGAACGGTGGAGCACCACGGCTTCACGCGTTCGCAGGGTTACAACATCATCTTCCTGATGAACCCGGCGGATGCCGCGACGTCGGTCGTGAAGTACGTCCGCAACCAGACGTTCGTCTCCGGCGGCGCGGTCACCGTGACGTCGCTGTACGACTTCATCCCGTCCAACGCTTCCAACCTCTCGCTGCTGCTGCCGCCCGGCTTCACCTTGACCGGTGGGCTTGCGCCGCAGACGTTCGCGGGCCTGGAAGTCGTGGGCACCTGGGGTCCGTACCTTTTCATCCAGGACTACCAGGTCCCGGCCGGTTACGTTGTCGCCGCGGCGACCGCGGGCCAGTCCTCGCAGCTGAACATCATCGGCATCCGCGAGGACGAAGAGGCCTCGCTGCAGGGCCTGATCCTCAAGCCCGGCAACAACAACGGGTATCCGCTGATCGATTCGCACTTCATCCGCGGGATCGGCGCTGGCGTTCGTCAGCGTGGAGCTGCCGCGATCATGAAGCTCGACAACTCCGGCGGCGCGTACACCGTGCCCGCCTCGATGGTGTGGTGATCTGAATGAGCATGGAAGTCGATTTCAGCACGCCGCTCACCGATGCAGAGCGCGCGTACCTTTCGGAGCGTGGTCGGTACGCCGACATCCAGCGCGCCGACAGCATCAACGGCGTCACCAACCCTCCCGCTGAGGGTCAGGGCGACGGCACCGCGCCGACTGTGGTTCCGCTGATGACCTCTGAGGCGCGAGCCACCGAGGCCGATCGGCTGCGTGCGCGGCTGGCGGAGATCGAGGCCGCGGAAGCCGGAGCGTCCGATGAGGACGAGACGGCAGACGAGCCTTACGAGTCCTGGAAGCCGGCAGAGCTGGACAAGGAACTCAAGGTGCGCAACCTTCCGGGTGGCGGCACCAAGGGCGAGAAGGTTGCCCGGCTGTACGAGGATGACGAGAAGACGGCGCAGGTCGCTACTCCGCAGTCCTGATCGGACGGTACAACAGCACTGACGGGCCGGAGCGAGCGGAAGCGCTCCGGCCCGTTCCACACAGAGAGGAGCGAGGCACGTGGCTACGGCGGAGCAGATCGCTTCCTTCCGGTTGCTGATCGACGAGGCAACTGACAAGGCTCCATACGATGACATCTCGCTCAACACACGGCTGGACGCCGCTTCATCGCCGCAGTCGCTAGCGCGTGAGATCTGGCTGGAGAAGGCTGCGAAGTACGCCAGTCTAGTCAACGTTTCCGAGAGCGGCTCTTCGCGTGCGATGAGCGACCTTCACAAGAACGCAATCGCAATGGCGACCGCTATGGAGCCGCTGAGCCGGACGCACCCGGGTGGTTCAACCAGCGGTGTCCGCATGAGCCGGTTGACCCGCTCATGATTCCGGCTGGAGAGCTGGATACGCAACGGCGGCTGACTGACGCATTCATTGCGGCCGATGCGACCGAGCTTGAGCTCTCGCGCCGTCCGCGGACGCCGGACGGTGCCGGCGGTTACGCCACCGGATCGCCTACGGCCGTTGCCATTCAGACCTTCCGGCTCATCCCCTCAGTCGACGGCGCGCAGGAGCGGACACTGGCAGACGGGCGTGCTGTCAACCCGGGATACATGCTGATGGGATCGGCCGGAGCGGACCTGCTCCGATTCGATGAGTTCACCATCGCAGGACGCCGGTACCAAGTCGTCTTCATCAACGAGAATCAGCAATATGAGG